ATTAGATTCTCCAGCACGGCCGAGTTGACCTGTAGCCTTGATTTGTTCTCCTGTTTTTCTATCGGTGTGGTAATAGAGGGTGACTGTTCCGTCTTCGTTAAGGGGGAGTCCTGTTCGCTCATCGGTGTTTGGTTGTTGTCTGAGGGTCCCATCATCTGTTCGTACCTCTCCTCTTCCTCCATCATCAGGTTGTGTTCCTGTTGATTGCTTAGTGGACTGTAACTCATCATCTACCTCCTTTATTGCAGATTGTATGTCTTCATCAGGTACACCCATTTTAGCAGCAAATGCAACAGCAGCATTGGCATAGTCAGGTGCTTCATTGTCATCGTAATTTGTTTCTACTTCTCGTTTTTTTAATTTTGCAGAATCATATAATTTTTTTTCTGGATACCAAACAAGTGCCTGTAAATCAGCCATTGTCAAAGAAGGATAATCCTTTTGCAAAACTTCTAGTACTTGTGCAAAAACTTTTTCTATATTTCTTCTTTCTGGAGCACCACTTGGTGCTTCTTTTTGACCATCATTATCTTTAGCTAATAAATTACCTCTTTTACGCAAGTAGTCACCAAGAGAAACTGTTTTGTCATCTTTTCTTGGTTTGCCACCAATCTCTACATATGTATCGTAATTTTTTTGATCTTCTTTAAAAGTGGCTATTTGTGCCATTAATTGTCGATTTTCTTCTGTGGTAGATGCTTTCTCAATATCAATAGCTAATTGATCAAGATCACCTAGTGTCAATTTTCTGCCAATAATTGCTTCAAACGCTTTTTTCTGTGGCTTAGTTAAAGCTTTAATTATTTGTTTTATCTGTGCTCTTTTTATTTTTGCTTGTTTTTCTTTGTTTAAAACTAACGTACCTGTCATGCGACCCCATGTACGAATAGCCCATCTGTCTAAAGTCAACTGATCATAATTGCCATTTAAATTTGCAAAAAAACCATTACCAATTTTTGGCCCCATTATTGCAGCACCATAAACCTGTTCATCTAATCCGTAACCACCACCTACTTTTATTTGCCTTCCATTTTTATATTTACCTACAAACTCATGCACTTCTCTTACAGTATGCATAGTTCTCATAAATTCTTCTAATTCTTTAAAAGATTTTCTATCAAATAATAAATTTAATATTTTAAAAGATTTTTCCATTGCGGCTCTAGCAGTTCCACCTGTTTTTTCTCCGTCTGCATTTAACATTTTTTCTGGCAGCCTGCCTTTTCCTTCGCCTAATTTTTCTTCAGATTCCAAAAATTTTCTATATACATCTGCTGCATACTCGTAATTTTTATCAACTTTTATACCATTAGATGTAGCTGCTAATGCCCATTTAAATACAAATTCATGCCTTTTATCAGTAGCAACTTTTGGAAATACTTTAGAAAGTATTCTTACTGCTTTAGATACTTTTTCATCGTACCAACCAACAGCATTACCGTTTTCTGTTAAAGCAAATCTTGCATCTTCTAATAAAGTTTTTACTAAATATTTTTCTGTCTCAACACTAAAGTCAGTTAATTTAACACCTGCTCTTTTAGCAGCAGCTTGAACACGAGCTTGTATTTCTAATTTAAAATCACGATTAGTAGCAAAAGGTTTACTTTTTGCAAAATCAAAATTTTCTATAATTCTTGCAATTTGAAATACTTCTTCTGATACTGGTTTGCCTTGTTTTTGTTTTGCACTTTTTTGTTCAAAAGTTTCTCTTTCTTGTTGTTCAAACAAGACGTTTATTTCGTCTGACCAATCTCCATTTTCGTTAGCTTCTTTTACATTGTCAGAATCAAAAATAACTATTTCTTCTGTTTCTCCGTTTGCATTTTTTACTATTATTCCGTCATGTCCTTCGTTAAGTAATTGTTCTCTGTAACCATCACCTGCTGTTTTACCTGCATCTTTTATTTCTGTTTTTTTATCAACAGTAATAGTTTTTGGATTTATTAACCGCACATATAATTTTGTAAGTTGTTGATCCTTATCTTTTTCAAAACTTCTATTTTCTTGGTGAAACTTTGCTAGTGTTTCATCGGGAGTTGTATATATTCCAATACCTGCAAAACCTGAGTCAGGACTTTTATTATTAAAATTAAAATACGAGAAACTATCTCTCGTAACATGATATACAACTTGTGGTTTGCCATCAGCTTTTTTTATTTTTGATTTGCCAAACCAATTTAAAAATAAATTTGAATCAGTTTTTATATTTCCTTTTTGGGTAAAAAATTGTTTTCCGTATGCTTTAATATCTGCATCTTTTACTATGTTATATGTGTATCTATTTATAAATTCTCTTGCAGTTATGTTTAAAGCTTTAGCATATGCATTAGCAAATGCAACAGGTAACTCTGCTAAAAATCTTGCATTTTCTGCAGTACTTATATTTTTTAAACCAAGTTGACGTAATTGTTTTGCAATTTGTGATTTTATAAATCTCGTATCTTTTTGTGCTTGTAAATATTCTTGTTTTCTTTTACCTAATTCTTCTCTAAATAATTCTAATTGTTCTGGTTGATCTTTTGCGAATTGCATCATTTCGCTTTGACTCATTTCGTTTTCACCAGTTTTAAGATGTTCTTTTAATGAATTACCTAAATCTGTACCAGAAATTTTTGCTATATATTCACCTGCTGCAATTTTTATTACTTTACCTATTTCACCTTCTTTTCTTGCTTTTATTAATTCATTAGCAAGTTCTGGTGAAAATTCTTGTAATTGCTCTTCAGTTATTTGATTATCATCTAATGCTTTTTGAAATGCATCTAGATTAAAATAAAAATCACTTACACCTGCCCGGTCAGCATTTAGCTGTTGGTAGGCTTGCCATTGGGTTATATTTCTTATTTTTGTTTTATCGTCTTTAGAAATATTTGCTAATCTTTCTAAAACGGCAGTATCATTTGCAGCTTTGTTTGCTTTTCTTACATTTCCAACATACGCAACACCGGGACCTACTAATCCAAATAAAATCATGCCTTTTACAGTTTCGGTTAAAGTTGTCCAAATTCTGTCTCCAAATTCTTTAGTAGTAATTTTTTCTATGTCTTCCTTGCTCATATCGGCAAACAAATTAATACCTGCAATTGCTATTGCTTCTTGTGCTAATTCTTGACCAGTTTCTGTTCCCAAAACTAATGCGTAATCTTTAGCAAATTGAAATGTTGCTGCATTCCATGTAAGTTTTGACCCATTTCTACTTAATGCATTTGTGCCTACTTGCCTTAATATTTTCTTTTTAAAAGTTTTTGCTAAAGCACTTTTGCCTAAACCAGAGCGTTGTAAAATACCGGTAGCTCCACCAAACGCTCTACCATATACTCCTCCTACAATATTTAATCCCCATCTTTCTATTAAAAAATTTGCTGCACCTACTGTATTCGCCCGGATTGCAGCATCTTTCATGTTATAACCTCTTGCCCTAGCTTCTAACCATGAATGACCTCCTTCTACAAAGTAAGTATCAAGAGATAATTTATTAGCAAACATATTCCAACCAGTAAATAATCCTACAAAATTACCAATAGTTCCACCTACTGCTTCACCAGCAAACATTAATGGCCCATCTGGAATTAAAAATCCTATGCCTGCACCTGCAAGGGTTTTTGCTTTCCACGATGCCACACCAGCAATAGCGGCTTCTGGTATTGAACTAGCATATTGACCAATAAAATAGCCTGACCCTTCAATAAAACCAACTCCGTTAGCATCATAATTAGCTATTGTTTGTTCTATTTGTTTTAGTCTTTCAAAATCTTTTACATCTTGTTCTGTAGGTTCATAACCTTCTTCAAAACCTTCTTCAGTACTTACTAATTTTGAACTTCTACGTTTAAATCTTTGAGCAATAAAACCCATTTCTCTGCTTAATACACCTTTTCGTATACCTTCCCATCCATCTTTTGGAGCATTTACAATAGTTCCCCATAAATTTTCATATGATTTTAATCTTGGTAAATTGTCATGTGCTATAGCTGCAAAATTAGGATCACGCAATTGTTGAGCCAATATAGGATTGACCATTGCAAAATCAGATGCTTGATTTAAATATTGTCTTTTTTTCTCCTTCAACATTTCTAAAGTGTCGGAGCTATTTATAATCGTGCCTTTTGGCAGTCCTAATTCTTCAGCTAATCGTTGTGCTTCACCTGTTCCGTCTGGATCATTATCAGCAACAGAATTTAATAATATTTGTAGTTCTTTATCTCTTTCTTTTGATTCTCTTTCAGCAACACGATCAAAAACGTTATAGCCTACACCATAATCGTTATTTATGTCGTAATTACTGGTGTCTTCGTTTTCACCACTATATAAATCAAATACGTTAGAAGATCCCATAATTAATTTGTAATTAGTTCGTAGTCTGCTGTTGCAGTACTTAAACCTGCATTTTCTTCTGCTTCAGATAATGACATTGGTTTATTAAACTTAAGCCATTCTTTTACAATATTTATTTCTGACATAGGAATTCTTCGTCTGTTAAGACTAGCCATAATTGCAGTTCTTACTGGATGAGGTATATCAGAATTAAAAATCTTTTCTGTTTTGAAAGTTCCGTTTTCTTGTTTTACCTCAATGTTGACATAGGTATGTGCTAATACGTCAGTCTTTTGTGCACCAAGTAAGACATCTTTTTTGCCCACCACTCCACCAAACAAACCTTGATCTTGAACATTAACTTTGTCTAGTAATACATTGTTTAAATAATGAATTTTTTCTTTTAAAGTTAGTTTTTTATTTCCTTGTAGTTTTTGTGCAAGATCAATTCTTTTTATCCATTCTGCATATATAGAATTAAATTCTGCAGCTTTAACACCTTTTAATTTTCCTTTTGGTGGAAAAGCTAAATCTTCATAACCATTTTTAAATAAAACATCTCTCATTATATCTTTATTACCAGTTGCTTCTATGTATTTATCTTCTGATGTTGTTAGACCACCTACATAACGTTTTAATGCTTCATAATTAGTAGGTGATAATTTAAATCTATTTTTTTCTAAATCACTTATAGCTTTATCTGGATCACCATTTAATTCTGCCAACACTTCTTGATCTGATTCTTCTGGTGGTCCTTGTTTTAAAAGTGCTTGATCTTCTTCTGTAAATTGTTCTATTTCAATTCCAGCTTCTGCTAACTTTTCCCAGCCTCCGGGTTCAGCAGAAATCTCCATTGCTTTTTCAAAATTAGCGTCATATTCTGCTTCATTAGCTTCTGCAATCTTGTCATAATTTTGATTTAATTTTTCTATCTCATAATTTTGCTCGTCTTCATTTTGTGTAGTATTTTTTATTTTGTTTTCATACACTTCCTTAGATTGTAAATTAGTTTTTTTATTTATTTCTATATTAGATTCAGCGTCTACATCGTAGTTAACACCTTGTGTAATTATTTTTAAGTCATTTTCTACCTTGGCTACATATGTACCATCATGTAAAAAATATTTTCTGTTGGCATTAGCTAAAATTAATTCATTATATTTATCTAATATATTTGCATTTATAGTTGCAAAATTTTCTGGATTTTTATTATATTCTACTTTAGCTTTTTGATATGATATGCTGCCAGATCTTCCAACAAAACCATCTTTAGAAAGAGGATGTTTGTATTCTCTTAATGCTTTTAAATACAATGAATCAGCTTTTTTTGTTCCTAAAAGTGATACTGCAAATAAATGTGTTGGGTGATGTTGTACTATTAATTTTCCATTTTTAGGTGAATCTTCATTAAAAAATATTGATGTACCTCTCTTTAATTCTAATGCATCTATAAATTCACTATCTTTTAGATCTACTATGTTAATTTCATCTGAATGCGAACCATTTTTAACAACTGCTCCTTTATCATCGTCAAAACAATTCATGCTACTTAAACCGCATAAAGTTGTAGCTGTTGTTATAAAATTGCCATCGTTTTGATCACCATTATTATTTATAATTGCATTTACTTTATCTTCGCTTGCAATATTTGTACCAGCTTTTTCTACTTTTATTCCTAAAATTTCTCTTGCTTTGTCATCAAGTTTCGGAGCTATAACTGCTAAAAATTCTTTCATTCCTGAGCTATTTTTATCAAAGTTATGTCCGTCTATAACGTATTTAGCAAACTCTAAATTTATTGCAGCTTTTTCCGTTTCGTATTGACTACTGATTGGCATTTTACTTCCGTCAGGATATGTTGCATTAGGATCAGTATTCCAACCTTTTAAAGCAGCTTTTTGTTCTAACAAATCTAATGCAGCTTTATGTGATGTATTAAATACACCATTGGATTTTTTCCAATCTTTATATCCATATTTTGCTTGATTTTTTTGTATCTGTATACTTTTTTCTAATTCATTTGTTTTATATTTACGTTGTTGATTTAAAGAATGTTCAATCATATTATTTTGAGCTTGCATAACACTATTGCTTATCATCTTTTCGTACATGATTCTTACACGGCCACTACTTGCTTTTGCACTACCTTCAGCAACTATGGACTGTAATCTGTCGTTATTATATTCATCTAATACTGTTTTTTTATCTACCCCTTCTCCTTCTGTTTGTATTGTGTCTACTGCGTCTTTACCCTGTAAATCAAGATATTGATCTTGAGTTGATTCTATTTTGTAATGTTGCTCATTATATAAATTTCTAGCTTCAGCATCACTTAATTCATTATCCAACTCCATCATGGTCTTGGCTAAATTCTGCATTGCCTTGCCACGATCTCTAGCTTCTTGACTATTATCTTTAAGTGCCTTTGCCTCCGGCATTGCTGAAAGCTGCACTTCAGATCCTGTATCTAAAGTTTCAGATGAAAAACCTCTGTATGGTACTATTTTTGACATTGCTTTTATGCCATAAAGAATTCACTAGGCAGCATACTTAAAAGACTGCTAGAACTATTTAATAAACTAGAACTCATAGCTGAAAATGTACTTATAGATGATGCTGATTTATATGAAGTATTTGCATTTAATGCGTGTCTATCAGCCGATATTCCTAAACCTACCGCTTCTAATCTTTTATCATTTAAAGCTTTTATTTTTTTTGAATTCATAGTAATTTTATCTACTTCATCAAAAAGATCTTCACTTACTGCTAATGCTAAATTACTTCCTACACCTCTTACTCCACCTCTGGCTGCCATGTTAACGTTTCTTCTAGATTTTCTAGCTCCCATTCGATTTGTTTTTTGTGCGTATTGAATATTAAATGATCGGTTCATCCATTGTGCCTGACTTTCTTTCATGTCCATATTAAATAAATCCATATCTCTTTTATGTTCAGCATCTAATGCTTGTTTTTTTAAAACATATTTATTGTAATTTGCTTGCGTACCTGCAGCAAAAAGGCTTGTTATACCTCCTCCAATACCTGTAATAACAGATGCTTGACCTAATGAACTTAAATCACTCCATCCTAATTTCGCCATGTTGCCCTAACCTCAACAACTATATAATTTTAAGTATACCTATAGCTTGTTTAATTATGGTCACACTATCCACCCACAGCTACTTCTAGTGTTAAACCTACTATTGTTAATGGTAATGGATCTGTTTGTCGTATAAACAATTGAGCATTGTCTTGCCATGTAGGAGTAACCATTATTTTTATATCTTCAGTTTTTAAATTAGGTGGTGTTCCATAAGGTTCTGTTGTACGTTGTTTTGCTTCTACTAATTTATCTGCACTAGGCCCTGCAAAAATACCAGATGATTCTAATACTCTTAACCAAACATGATTTATATTTTTAACTCGGCCCTGACCAAATGCTTCTACTTGTAACGCTAAAGGTAATGTATTTAAATCACTTTCGTAAGGTAAACCTACATGAACAACACTAGCAGCACGATCTAAAGTTATAGAACCACTAGTAACAGTTTTCTGAGGATGTACTGCACCATCTGCTAATATGTTTATTTTTTTTCCTTCTAAAAAATTTATATTTGATATTACATTTCTTGCTACTTCAAAAGTTGTTATTGCTGTATTGCGTAAAGGTGCAGGTAAATCTTTATCTAGCTTTGCCGTTGCTACTGTTTGACTTGTAGTTGAAAGAATAGTTAAACGATAATTTGTTGATCCATCTACTAAAACAATTGCATCATCTTTGTCATCAACACTTGGCGGTGCATTAAATAAATTGTAGTTAGTTGTTATTGTTACGCTTTCGCCTTTGGTGTAGTTTGTACCGCCAGAAATAGTAACTGTTTTATTAGTATCTGTATTTGTGCCATTGTATGTTGCTCCAGCATCAACAAAAAAATTATCACGTTGCGTTGCAAATAATCTCGTACCCATACGCTCTACATATCTTTTAGTTGCACCATTTATAGTTCTTTTAATGACGCAATATGTAACGTCATCATTACCTTCAGAAACACAAGCTACGCTTTCAAATGAACCATCTGTATCGTGTTGATGCCATGCACCTAGTTGTTGTTCTGGAACATAAGTAAGTCCTAATAATTTACCGCTGGTGCTTACCATCCATACAATAGGTATTGGTGATTTAGATAAAGCCATATCATTTATCGTTAAATTATCAAACAAATGTGGTGCACGAAGTGACAAATCACCTGTAATAAATCCATTAGCTTGCCAGTTATAGCCTAGTTCTCTAACGTGACCGCCACGAGCAGCACAATACACAAGACTATTATTAACAATTACAGGTTGCGTGTTGTTAGCTCCAATATATGATTGTGGTTTTACAGATATAGATGATGGAGTTATAGCATCACTATTAACAGAAGTTACTCGCCATTCTGCTGATCCTGTAAGTAAAAGTAAATTAGTTAATGGAACGATATGTCTAATAGTATTTGCTTCACGAGCAGCTACTCTAAACTCAATACGATCATCATCTCGTACAGGTATACCAAAAGACATATTACTTTCAGTACCAGATTTAGTCATCCATATATCTTGCGGCCCATTATTAGTTCCTGCAAATACTCTACGTTGTTCAAAATAAGATACAGCACCGGGATAATTACCAGTACCTACAAAATCATTTTCATGTATTGGTGGTGTAACAGAAAAATCTGTTGCAATATTATCGTCAACTAATGTAGTTGTATTTGTTTCTCCAATAAATCCAAATATACCTCCTTGTTCTTTATAAACACGATATCTAGATGCACCAGTAACGGCTGTCCATGTAATAGTATTTTTTGCTCCAGTAACAAATATATTATTACTTGGAATAGCACCAGCACTAGTTAATCCAACTGCTGATTGATTACTTTCTTCTACTGTAGTAGCACCTACAGCAGTCACAACATAATTATGATCTTGATATGTATCAGCGTTAGTAGAGGTTGAAGAAGGTATATAAGTAGTTACTGTTACACCTGTAGGAGGTGGCAAAGGACTACCAAAATCTATGGTTTTTAATTCCCATTTAGTTGCACTAAGTCTTCTTAATTCTTTAGGTGGACAATTAGGATGCACTAACGTCATAACATCAGCAGATTGCACATAATGTACATCAAACAATTCTGCTTCTAGAAATGGATGCGGTACTTCATATGTCATATCAGCAGGTAATGGATACCAATAAGCTGTGTTAGGTGGCTGAAAATTTGTATGAGCAACTGTGCAATAATAGTTAGTGCCACTAATTTTTGCAATATCTCCAACAACGTATGCAGTCGTAGCATCCCATGCACTACCATCTGTGTATTTTAAAGTTTGCCCTTGTGTATGAAATCTAAAATATTGATCACCAAATTCAATAATCATTGTTTGAACAGTAGAAAATGTAAAAGACAATAATCTAGTTTTTTTAGTACTATCTTTTACTTCATTTACAAACGCAAAACCTGACCTGTTTTGTGCAGGGCCTTGCGGTTTAACAATGAAATTACGAACTAATGCCGCACCTTGTTGGAATTTATTATCAGCAATACGGCCAAACATCTCTGGTGATATTTCTCCTCCAGAAAATGTTTGTTTAAAAGTTCGTGTATTTGGCATTAATTATCTCCCGGCTGTCCAAGGAACTATATGTTCTACAGTTATATCTCTATGTAAATTGTCAGCTTGTTTAGCACTAGTTAAATAGCTCATCATCATTTGTGTAGAGCGTTTTGCTTCTGCTGCTCCAGCATCACCTTTAATTACAGGCCCTGCAAGCATTGATGCTAAATGCCATGACAATGTAGTTACAAATAAAGGAGTAAATAATGTTGGATCAGTTATATATGCCTGATATCTCAACATAGCTTTTTCCTGATTTGTATAGATAAATGGACCTTCTACTGCAAATTGTTGTGGTGTATATTGGCCTGCTACTATTGTTGGTGCAAAATTAGCTGTCATATTACCGGGAGTATCTCCGGCTGACATTCTTGTTGCGTAATCATTTTGTGCTGACGGAGATATTATTGCGACAGGTGTCATCATGTCCGTAGGAGCTTGATACGCATAATCCCATTGATCCAAAGTATTTGTTGTTAAAGCTAAACTTTCTCTCTTAGATGCAAAATTCCATGTGTGCATTTGCAATAAATTGTCTCTTGCTATTGGATAAAAACGTGCTGCTTTTTCTGCCTGAGCAGAACCTTCTGGAGGTTTTATAGAGGCTATTGTTGCATCGTCACCCAAATGAGCTAGGGCAAGGTTGCATATAGTTACTTCGGTTGCCATAACAATTCCTATAAAAAGAGGAGGTTAGCAGACTTGCTACTAGCCCCCTATGAGTTAAATAGAAGACCAAGCCTATTTACTTACTGCTTCTAGTTTTTGTATAAGAGCAACTTTTGTTTGTCTTCTATCTAGTTCAACACCAATAGTCCGACCATAAGCTTCTAATTCAGCTTTAGTCATTTCTTCAAAATTAGTAGTTGCAGATGTTGCAGGTAATGCACATTCTTCACCACCAACTTTTTCTAGGTGTTTACAAAATTCACCGTTATACTCAAACTCATCGCCTGCTTCTCGTAGGCTATTGCCTACAAAACATTTGACTTTTGCTCTGTAAATAGGCATAAAATCTCCTTACTAAACTACAGTAAAGCCAGAAGCATAGTACTTCCGTCCATCACCGATTGTTTCTACTATATCAGCAGTAACTTTACCTGCAGTATAAGTACCAGCAATTGTGTATCTAGCACCTATATACCTTTGACCCTTTTCAGCAATCAATGGGTTAAAACGTACTACTACGTTTTTGCCTGCAACTAATGCTGCTGTAAGAACTGCATCGCTACTACCAATTACAGTAGGACTAGACAAGTTAGCATTTGGACTAGTAATAACTTCAAACTTTACGCTTGTACCACCTGCTAAAGCAGTAGTAACAGCAAAGTTCATGTAAAGTGGTGTACCTTCACCTATGTCTCTAGCAACATCTAAGTCAATAGTGTTAGTAGATACGGCAGTTGTTGTAAGTGCTTGATCTTCACTTACTCTGAGTAATGCATCTGTAATCATTTTTAATCTCCTTTTTTAATAATAAGATTACTGAACACGAGCTTCTGTGTTGATTAATGTATCAACTTTTCTAAGGGGTATACCTAAGAAAGATAAGAAACTGTTTGCTTGTCCGAACTGTGTTAAACCTTCTTGTATTTTTAAAACATTTTGTGATTTATCTAATGCATTAATTGATAAACCAGAATGAATTGTTCTGTTCATATAGAAGGCTGCTCTACCCATAGCCATATTAGGTATTCTGTAACACGCTCTAGTCATTAGTTTTACTAGTGAAGTAGCAGCAGTATTAGCCTGAGTTCCAGTACCTGCAAGTAAATCAGAGATGTCAATATTGCAAATACGAACAACGTATCTCCAATCTTTAACAACTAGACCATTCTTCCATTGGTAACGAGTAGCAAAAGCTTGTAATCTTGTACCGTCACTATTGTAAACAGTTTGTTCACCTAGATCTTCATGTGTCAAACCAGCTTTAGATCCTTTAGGGAAAGGACAATATACTGTTTGATCACCCCAAAGTATTAGATAAACAGAGGCATTGTCAGAACCAGTACCGCCTGCATCAAGAATGTTAACTGCGTTATCTGCTGAAAGATCGCCATATCTTGGTGCTAAACCTAAAAACTTTTTAGGATCTGTTCCGGGGTTACCGTAAAACATTGTTTCGGCTTGTGCCTGATTCATTGCTTCTAAAAACGCAGAATCTTCTGATAGACGGAACTGTGCGGTGTTACCATTTAACATCGCTAAGTCTTTGTCTACTTCAGATCTTGCTTCTAGAATTCCGCAAGCTTCATCAACTTGTGCAGTTGTAGATTTACTGTTTGGAATACCTTGGTTTAATGCACGGAAATAAACTTGTGGTAAACCAGTTCTAATAATTACACGTTCACCAGTAGGTAAATTACCTTCTTTAAAAACGCAATCGTCTAATATTTCGTTGCTTTGTGATAACAATTCTGCAACGATTGGAACTCTACCGTCTGGGTCAGATCTTTTTGCCCAATCCGCTAGGGTTAAATTTGATGATGAGAGAGTAGCCATTTAAATCTCCTTATTGGTTTTGCTGATTAGAATATAGTGCGTTAGCTATGCTGTTAAAATCTTTTGGTACATTGGATTTACCAACAGCACCTTCAGATTTGCCGACATAACTGTCTTCACTAATTGCCTTACCTGCTCGGTACATAAACCGAATAACTTCGGGATGGTTGCCCAAGCCAGATTCTTGCAGCAGCGACTTCAAAGCATCAGTACCAAATGCATTTAGAGATGTTTTAGCAATTTCCAAATTAGCAGTTAAACTTTCACCACCAAATTCTTGGTCGGCTTTAGCTTCATTTGCCCATTCTATTCTTACTTGTTCTACCTCTTGTGCTTGTCTGGCTTGTATGACAGGGGCTACCTTGTCTAATACTTTTTGTGCAGCGTCTTGTGACAGGTTAAGGTCTTTAGCGACTTCACCGAAAGCAGTTAATACTTCGGGGTCGAGTTCATCAGGTGCGTCAGCCACCTTTGCATTGAATTCGTATTTATCAGGTGCACCTTCTGGTGCTTCTGATTCGCTAGTTTTACTTTCAACAGCGGACTCATCCGAGTCTTGTTGATCCTGTACAGTTTCCGCTTGCTGCTGGTTTTCAGTAGTTGCCTCAGTTAATGCATCTACTGGTTGCTGTGTGCTGCCTTCATTGGTTTGGGTTGGATCTGTCATCAGCGAGTCTGACATTTTTTTGCTCCTTAATCATTGTCGGGTATAACTCTGGGCAGAGAGTGTGGATCATATTAAGTATTTGCAAACCATAGTTCCTGTTACCTTCGCTAAATGACATTGCCATTGCGTTAGTGTTAAACGATGATCGGTAAACACCTGCTTTTTCCAGAAGTCTCCAGATTAATCTGCGACCCCTCTTGCTGCTCATGAGCCATTTGATATCCGACTCTTCATTTTGACGGTCAATTCTTTCTGCAGACTTTTTATTGTCTTTAGATTTCTGTTGACCTTTTAAGTCGAGAGGATTGTATTCACTCATAACTTAATATATCTGGTGCTAACTAAGTTATGGTCACACTTCATGCTTTTTTCTTCTTTTTAGTTTGACTATTTTTTATTGCACTAGCTGTTGGATAATCTTTGTCACCGGGTTTTGCTTTAGTTTCACCAGAACCAGCCTTGATTCTTTTGCGTTTTGCGTGAATGTTTGCCCATAATCCTTGTCTTTTCATGGCTTATACCTCCATTGGTGAGGGTGAATTGTAACCACTAAATTGGTTAATAATATCTTGCATATTGTTAGCATCATTCTTACCTAATTTAGCCATATTGTCAGCCGCTCGCTGCTCTGCTTCTTGTTGTGCCATTTGCTGTTGTGCCATTGCTCTTTCTTCTCGTATCTTAGCTACTCTTTCGCCAGCAACAATTAACTTAGGATCAATACCTAACATATCTGCGTATCCATCTGCCCATGCGTCAGAATCAAACTTGTCAAGAACATCTGGTTTCATTTGTGCAACCATACCTAAATTATTAACATATCTATCTACGCTGTTTGTACCAATTGCACGTTGTGCTTGTGCCAACATAGAAACAAATTCTACACTTAAATCTTGTCCTTGCAATTCTTCTGGTGCTGGTGGTATTAAATTTGCTTCGATCATTCTGTTAAATGTGTTGTCAATTAATGGATCTAGCAATTCATTGTGTAATCTTTCCAATACAGGACCTAACATAAGCAATTTTTCTTCGTGACGCTCTGCAACTTCTGTTGCGGTCATGCGTGTATCGGTAGCATTTGCCAACATTAAAAATAAATCAGCATAAAAACTACTATTAATACGTTGTCTTACGTCCTGTATGTCCGCCAACAAATGATTTAAGTTTAA